GGTGACGGCGACGCCGAAGCGCCCCTAGTTACGGGTCCCCAAAAGTGGTTGACAGGTTCCCGGCACCCGGCCGGGCTACCCAAGGAGGAGTGACCATGGACGAGCTCGAAAAGCTGTTCACCTACCACCCACCCACGGCGGACCAGCCGGAGAAGTACCTGGCTCTGCGTGCGTCTGCGCTGTCGTTTGCGCGCACGGTGGAGCAGTGCTGCCCCGCGGGACCCGACCGCACCGACGCGGTCCGGAAGATCCGCGAGGCCGTGATGACCGCGAACGCTTCGATCGCCACGGGCGGGCAGGGCTGGAGGTGACGGACATGCGGGTGGAGCGGTGCTCCGGGATGGGGGACGAGCTGGCCAGGGCCGGCCAGGTTGCCCCGGGAGTGCCGTCTCCACCCACGGAGGACCGCAGGTGAGAGAGATCGCAGCCATTGTGCTTCTGATCGGTCTCGTGTCGTGCGGCCATGATCGTCCCGACACCGTCGAGTACGTCGGCAAGGTACTCGGGTCCGAAGTGCGGCGAGGTTCGTGGAACGCCATCGATCTCACGGAGGTGCAGACGGACAGCGGCCTGTTTGTGGTCTCGTACGCTCGCAGCGTTCGCATCGGCAAGAACGCGCGCATCGTGTGTTACGGATCGGAATGTTATCTCGAAGTCCAAGGGGAGAAATACGCTTGGAGGATCCACTGAAACCGCCTTGCGACGCGTCACCCAAGGCAATCCACGCCGCCTCGGAGTACTTCCAAGCGCACCGCCCTTTCCACGAGGACGGTCCGGGCTGGACCGTTGATGCAGTCGCTGCGTTCGCGGAGAGCTATCGCGAGGACGAACGGAAGGAAGACGCGGTCGCGCGCACCATGGCGGAGGTGGACCGGATCGAGAAGGCTCGGGAAAACGCGGCACTGCGCCAGGTGATCAAGAACGCTCACGCGCGCTACGAGCCGGGTCACCAGCTCGGGGACCGGGCGCGGGCCTGCGCCTTCTGCGAATGGTGGCAGCGGGTGCTTGCGCCCGACCCGTCGATCGAGAGCGGGGGCCTGGCGTGAAGAACGGCGCGCGCGCGGCCGCGGCGGAGCGCTCCACCACGGGCGGCGTGCGCCTGCCCGGCACGATCGAGTACTGGCGCATCGAGCGGCTGAAGCCCAACCCGAACGACCCGCGGATCCACACCCCGCAGCAGATCAACCGAATCGCGGCGAGCATCCTCGAGTTCGGATTCACGGTTCCCGTGCTCGCCGACGACAAGGGCGGCGTGATCGCCGGCCGCGGGCGCCTCGCCGCGGCGCGCAAGCTCGGCATGGAGCGCGTGCCCGTGCTCCGCGTCACGCACCTGAGCGAGACCCAGCGCCGGGCGTACCGCCTCGCCGACAACAAGCTCGCGCTCGAGGCGGAGTGGGACCCCGCGCTCCTCGCCCGGGAGCTGCGCGCGCTCGAGATCGAGGCCTTCGACCTCGGCGCCGCCGGCTTCAGCGTCCAGGAGCTCGAGGCGCTCGAGGACGCGGCGCGCAAGCTCCTCGCCGGCGCTCCGAAGCCGGCGGCCGCGCCGCGGGCACGCGCCGGGCGCATCCTCCAGATGCTCGAGTTCGACACGGAGGAGCAGCGTGACCGTTGGATCGAGTTCGTGGCCTGGGTGCGCGCGCGCACACCCGGCGCCAGCGCCGGCGCCGCGCTCGTCGCGCACGCCCGCGCCGCGATGAAGCCCGGCGGATGACCGTGTGGCACGCCCGCGCAAGGAAGTGCACTGGGACTGGCCGGTCGATTACGCGCAGCACCGCGGCATCTCGCGCCAGGCGGTCTACAAGGCGATTGCCGAGGGCCGGATCGAGCTCATCCAGGGCCGGATCAATCGCGAGCAGGCGGACCGCGAGTGGGAGGCGAACAGCGCTCCTGCGGCTGCGCCGAATGCCGCTACCCCAGCTGGTCCGGATCCTCCTGCTGGCGTTCCCGCGGACAGCCCGACGCTCACCTACAACCAGGCGCGCACGGCATGGCAGCTCTACCGGGCCCGGCTCGCGCAGCTCGAGTACGAGGAGCGCGCGGGCCGCCTCGTCGACGCGGACAAGGTGAAGCAGGCCGCCTTCGAGCAGGCGCGCCGCCTGCAGGAGCAGCTCCTCGCGCTCCCAGCGCGCCTCGGCCCCCTCCTCGCCGGCAAGCCCCGCGCGGAGTGCACGCGGATCCTCGCGCTCGCGCTCCGCCAGGCGCTCGAGCAAGCCTCCGGCCCGCCTGCCCGCGCCACGCCGGCGGCCGCCAAGGCGTCATGATCTACGTGGACGAGCTGCGCCCCTGCGACGCGCCCTGGCCGGGCGGCGTCGCGTGCCACTTGGTCTCCGACGCGAGCGAGGAGGAGCTGCTCGCGTTCGCCGCGGCGCTCGGGCTCCCGCGCCACTGGTTCCAGACCCGCAGCGCCCCGCACTTCGACCTCTCGCCGGCGTACCGGGAACGGGCGCTCGAGCGGGGAGCGATCGCCGTGGACTGGCGCGGCATGGTCACCGTGATCCGCCGGCTGCGCGCTCGCTCCAAGGCGCCGCCGGTGAAGTCGCCCGCCCAGCTCGAGCTGCTTGGGACCCGCGTAATTCCGGATCCGGAAACACAGGGCCTCTAGCACGTGATCGACGTCGAGCGCCTCTACGCCGAGGCCTTCGGCGCCGGGCTGCGCCCCGAGCCCGAGATCACCGTCGACGCCTGGGCCGACGCGAACCGCATCCTCTCGCCGGGCGAGGCGAACGAGCACGGGCGCTACCAGACCGCACGCGTGCCCATGCTGCGCGAGCCCATGCAGCTGCTCTCGGCCCACGAGACCTGCGAGAGCGTCACCGTCATGAAGGGCGCCCAGATCGGCGTCACCCAGCTCGCCGTGAACTGGGTCGGCTACATCATCGAGCACACGCCGGCGCCGATCCTCTTCTTCCTGCCCACGCGCGAGGTGGCCCAGCAGGTCAGCCAGACCCGCGTGGACCCGATGTTCGAGAACACCGTGTCGCTGCGCGATCGCGTCTCGCCGAACCGCTCGCGGGACAAGCGCAACACGACGTTCCGCAAGGCCTACCTGGGCGGCGAGCTGCTCATGCGCGGCGCCAACTCCGCGGCTGCGTTCCGCAACATCTCCGCGCGCTTCATCGTCGGCGACGATCTCGACGGCTGGCCCGGCGAGGTCGGCAACGAGGGCGACCCGGTCGAGCTGATCCAGAAGCGCGCCGTCACCTACCCGAACCGCAAGTTCCTCTGGATCTCATCGCCCACCTACCGCGGCCTCTCGCGGATCGAGTCGCTCTACAACGACGGCGACCAGCGGCGGTACTTCATCCGGTGCCCCCACTGCCAGCACCCCGACTTCCTGACCTGGAGCGGCTACCGCGACCACGTCGCGCGCCGGGACTCCGGGCACCACAGGATAGAGTGGCCCGACGGCCACCCCGAGGCCGCCGCCATGGTCTGCGGCGGGTGCGGCGGCCGGGTGCCCGAGGAGGCGAAGCCGGGACTGTTCGAGAGTGGGAAGTGGGAAGCGCTCGCCCCCGGGCCCGGACGCCAGCCCAGCTTTCACCTGAGCGGTCTCTACAGCCCCCTCGGGTGGGCCTCCTGGGCCAAGCAGGCGGAGAAGTTCCTCCAGTCGAAGGCGAACCCCCTCCAGCTCAAGGTCTTCGTCAACACCGACCTCGCCGAGTCCTACGAGGAGCGCGGTCAGGGCGCCGAACCCGAGGCCTTGCTCGATCGCCTCGAGCAGTACCTCGCCCAGGTGCCGGACGGGGTCGGGATCCTCGTGGCCGCGATCGACGTCCAGGCCGAGCGCCTTGAGATCCTGGTGAAGGGCTACGGCGCGGGCTTCGAGAGCTGGCTCATCCACTGGGAGGCGATCGCCGGCGACCCCAAGCGCGACGAGGTCTGGTTCCAGGCCGACGAGCTCCTGCGGCGCACGTGGAAGCACGCGAGCGGGCGCGAGCTGAGGATCGAGTGCGTCGCGGTGGACTCGAACCCGCACGCCGAGGAGGTCTACCGGTTCTGCGCCGCGCGCCGCGGCCGCCACGTGTACCCGGTGCGCGGCGGCACGCTCACCGGGCGGCCCATCGTCGAGCGGCCCAGTCGCAACAACCCATACCGGGTCCCGCTCTACACCCTGTGCACGGACACCGCGAAGGAGCAGATCTACGCGCGGCTCCACATCGCGATCCCGGCGGAGGGCCCGGCCCCGGGCGCCATGCACTTCCCGGACGAGCCGTGGGTGGACGAGGAGTACGCCGCCCAGCTCGCGGCCGAGAAGGGCGTCTGGAAGTACGTGAAGGGCAAGGGGAACGTCCGGAAGTGGATCAAGCGCAGGGAGCGCAACGAGGCCCTCGACCTCGAGGTCTACTGCCTGGCCGCGCTCCACATCCGCGGCCGCGGCGTAATCAACGGGCTGGCCCGGCGCGCCGCGCGCTACTCGAAGCGCCTCGCGGCGGCCGAGGCGCCGGGCCCCGCCGCCGGGCCCGCCCCCGTGGCGCCCGTGCGCGCCCCGCGCGCGCCCCGCCCGCCGGGCTGGGTCCGGGGCTGGCGGCGGTAGATGCCCCACTGGGGTATCCCCAGCCCGGCCCGGAGCAATGCCTTATGCGGGTTGACTGAGCCAGAGCAACCTTCTTGCCGACAACCCGTCCAAGTAGTGGTAGATTCGTTGGGCATGTCGGCAGCGGTCTGTCGGCGGCTCACCGATTCACGTGGAGGGAGGGGAGCCCGTGCCCCAGCAGGTCATCAAATTCGAAATCAAGGCGCAGTTGGCTTGGCGAGTGTTTCAGTCCGCAAGCGACAACTGGATCGGTATCTGCGATCCCCTGAAGATCACGATGGAGGGCGCCACCTTCCAGGAACTGACCGAGCGCATCAACGAAGCGTTGCAGCTCCTGATGGCGGACCTCTTCGAGACGGGGGAACTCGAGGACTTTCTCAGGCGCCAGGGCTGGCGGCCGATGATCGACCTGTCCAAGGTCGATCCCGCAAACGCCACCTTCGACGTTCCGTTCGACATCACGAAGGTCGAGGATAGGCGTGCCGGCCGCGAACTCGCTTATTCCTAAAGAACACCTCGTCAACAAGATTCGCATGCTCGGCTACCGCTTCCAGCGGAAGACCGACCGCGTGGAGTTGTACCGGCACCCCGTCACGATGCACCGGCTGGCGATTCCAGCGAAGGATTCGCTCGATCCGGACTTCGTCCGTGCCACGCTGTACCAGGCAGGGATGACCAAGGAGCAGATCGAGCAGTTCGTCGGAGAGTGCTCGGCGACGTCGGCGACACGGTCTCGGCGCTGAGGTCCCCCACACGGACGCCCCGCACGGTTGTGCGTGCGGGGCTTCGTGCTTCCATCCCGGAGGTCGCATGATTCCGATCGAGATCGTGCTCGCAGCGGTCGTCGTCTACCTGTGGCTCGTGCCGAGCATTCTGCTGGTCCCGGTCGTCGCCTCCCGCAAGGGTGAGAGCGGCGGGCTTTGGGCGTTCGTGGCGATCATCTTTTCGCCGCCGATGGCCCTGCTCGCGCTCGCAGCGATTCCACACCTCGGGGCCCCGAAAGGGCAGGGCTGACGCCGCACGGGCTTCCAGCGAACGTGTACGATCCGTGTACACCCCAACCGCTGGAGGTCGCCCCATGGTCGAAGCAGTGGTCCTCGTCATCGTCTGGACTGTTGCCAGCGCGACGCTCGTGCCGATGGTCGCCAGCCGAAAGAATGAACGCATCTTCCCCTGGGTCATGGCCGCGCTCTTCCTCAGCCCGCTCCTGACCCTCATCGCCCTCGCGGCGATCCCGGTGAGCGAGCCGGAACGTCCGCTGCGTCCGCTATAGGCCATGCCCGCCGAACGAGCCAAGCGCCAGGTCCACGCGCGAGAGGACCGGGTCATCGGGGAATTGTGCCTTTACCTTTCGATTCGTGAAAAGGTGGATGTGCGCATTCGCTGCCACCCGGATCGCAAGCCGGGACACCGCCGCGCCTGTGACGCGATCCTCCGACGTGGCGGGCGCAGAGCCGCAGTCGAACACACGAGGATCTTCTCAGCTCCCAAGATGCCGGGCCTCATGAAGCGCGTAGATGAGATCAGGCCGGCGATCGCAAGGGTTGTGATGGCCGCCTTTCCACGGTCATGGGTTCTGGTGTGGATACCGGCAGAGAACTTCAGACGGGGCTTGAACTGGGGCGCGATCGCAGCAGATGTCGCCAACCGGTGCGTAGCGGAGTTGAGGCAGGCGGGCTTGAAGGAGCGAGTCAAAGTAGAGGTGCCACCACTGCGTTCGCAGGTCTTCGCTGAGCAACGCAATGACGATCTAGACGCGGCAATCGTCAGCGTTCACCCAGGGCCAGAGGACTTCATGGTCGATGACATCCGCCGGGCGCTCACCGCGAAGCAAGCGATCATGGGGACCTACCGTTCACAGGGGTACCAAACCATCCTAGTCCTCGACACCGAAGAGTATCCTTGGTTCGCGCCGCTCTATGCGCTGTTCGAACGAGCAACGGAGAGGGTTAGCCTGAACGCCTTCGACGAGATCTACATGGCAGCGACCATTCATTGGCCATCCCTCATAGTGCCCCTGAGGCTCGGAGACGGTGTGCCCGTGGGCCAGCCCGTGAACGAGGAGTTCATGGGGCTGTGGCAGATGATTAAGGCTCATCCGCGACCTCTACGGTAGATCGTTCCCCACACGAACGCCCCGCACGCTCACACGTGCGGGGCGTCGTGCTTCTCGGCGGTCGACGCCGCTACACGGGCGCCACGAACACCAGCTCGAACTCCTCCGTGTAGGCGATCTTCCCCGCCAGGTCCACGGCGCGCAGTTGGGCGGTGAAGCGCGCGCGCTTGTGCGTCCCCATCTGCCCGGACGAGATCGAGTCCCCGAACGACGGCCACTCGAAGATCCCGTTGGGCCCGTCCGCCACGATCGCGGCGACGTCGTTGATCACGACGCCCGGCAGGTCCATCGAGACCGCGCGCGCGAACGCCGACCACCCGGTGATGTTGACGACGGCGCCCTTCTCCCGCACCGGCCAGCGCAGCGGGGTGCGGGTATCGCCGCGCACGAACGTCACGACCGTGCTCACGACGCCCCCAGCACGTCGAACTCCTGACAGAAGATCGGCCCGTGCCTTCCGGTCACGTAGCCGAACGAGCCCGGGAACTCCGCAGTCGGGTCACCGCTGAAGGAGAAGTGGTTGTTGTAGAACACACACTGGCCCCACGCGTCTTCACCGCCACCGGGGAGCAGCGCGGGGTCGGTGATCTCCGCTCCCTTCACGCCATTGACCCAGCCCTCCAGCAGCGGGCCTCCGTTGGGCCCCCCGGCCGGGTCCCACACGAAGTGAGCGAACTGCAGGATGGCCTGGACGGGCGCTTCAACTCCGACCAGCGGGACAATGGTCGTAGCCACGCCCGTGCGTCCCGCCACCAATTCCCAGCGCATGAGGTCGCCACGGATGCGAAGCTGTACGAAGTCGGCCTCGGGCGGGTCGGGCCACGGTGGCATGGCGAACGACTGTGTTACGAGGTCGATCTGCCAGGTCGGGTACCCTTGCCCGATACCCACGAACTGCGTCGGGCTAGGCTTCGCTCCGGCGAAGGTGCGGTTCGTCATGGACATCCACGCGCCCAAGACTTTCCTGAACCGCCACATCTGCGCGCCAGTGGCGGACGCCATGCCCTCTGGAGGGTTCGGCCGGAGGATGTTGTAGTCCTCCGAGAACAACTTGCCGACCTCGACCGCGACGCCGGTGGGAACGCCGCCGACCTCCTCCTCCCCGCGCCCGGTGTCGTTGAGCACGAAAGGCGGCAGTGCCGCGTAGTGGCTCGCGCCGCCCAGCCCGTAGCGCCACGCCCGGAGAATCCATATCGGCCCCGACGGCGCCGACTGCGGCGGCTGGCCCGCGACTTCAAAACCGGCCGCCTTGTCGAAGGTGTAGATGCGGTACGGGTTCTGGATGAACTCCTGCAGCGCCGTCATCGTGTCCTCCGAGCTGCCGCCCAGACCGAACCCCACCAGCCTGGGATCGAGACCCAACCCCACGATCCTCGGATCGAGACCGAGGGCCGCGACCCGCGCCCCGATGTCCAGGGAGACGGTCATCGACCGGACTCAGCGCCCGCGCGCGAGCGCCTTCCGCACGCGGTTGCGCGCGCGGCCGTTGCCGTTCTCGCCGTCCTCGCTCGCTTCGTCCTCGTTGCCGGCGTCGTCGGCGGGATCCTTCTCCTCCGGATCCTCCGACGCCGCCGCCGCCGGTGCCGACGTCGCGCGCGGCTCGACGTCCACCCCCTTCGCCGCGGCCGCCTTCTTCTCCGCCGCCAGCTCGTCGAGGATCTCCGCGAAGTCGGCGCCGCGCTGGGCGAGGATCCGGGTGCGCGAGTTGAACCCCATCTCGATCTCGAGCTGCGCGGTCTGCGCGTCCTTGAGCGGGTCCACCCAGGGCCAGCCGCGGAACACGAGCTTCACCGCCGAGTACTTCTGCCAGTCGCGCGACGGCAGCACGAGCGCCCCGCTCAGGAGCGCGGACTGCAGCCAGCGCTCGCGGATCGGGCGCTCGAAGGTCCACGCCCACCACGCCTGCTCGAGCCGCCACAGGTCGCGCTCGATCAGCGAGCCCCCGCGCATCGAGCCGTAGTTCACGCCCGAGCGATCGTTGGCGAGCGCCTCGTACGCCACACCCAGGGCGCCGGCGAGGCGGCGCAGGCGGTTGCGCACGAACGGGTCGTAGACCGCCTGCGGCTGCTCGGGGGTGAAGCTGGACATCTTCTGGCCCGGTTCCAGCTCGAGGTACATCCCGGCTTCGCTCTCGACCATCGCCGGCTGCTTGGTCGGCGCGTCCTCGTCGGGTGCCGTGTACATGGCGGCGTCCCCCGACTCGATCGCGGCCACCTGGTTCGCCGCGGCACGCGCCCCGACGATCACCGCTTCCTCGAAGCCGTCGAGGTCCATGGTGTCCACGATCGCGGCCGTGAGGCGCGTGACGCCGCGCGTCTGGTGCGCGCGCCGGCGCCGGAAGTGGTGGAGCACGTCGCCGGCGTCGTAGCGCAATCGCCCGCGGTTCGTCCGCCCGGGTCCGTACTCGGGGTAGTCCCAGCAGTAGTAGGCGAGCGGGCGGCCCTTCTCGTTCACCTCGACGCCCATGCGCACCTCGGGGCCCTCGGAGCCCGCCATGCGCCACATCCTTTCGTCCACCAGGTCGGCGTCGATCGAGTCGAGTGCCAGACCGTGCGGGAACTCCGTGCCCGGCATTGGCAGCGTGAAGGCCTCGCCGTCCACCGTGGCGGTCTCGAGCGCGAGCTGGCGGAACATCGCCAGGTTCATCTGCCCGTCCACCGTGACCGGCCCCTCGGACCACTGCCGCCAGGCGGCCTCGATCCGGTCGTTGATCTCCTCCGCGAGCTCGCCGGCGCCGTCCCTCACCTGCGCCTGGTGCTCGGGCCCCTCGGGGCCCAGCACGTTCGTGCGCTGCAGGTTCAGGTAGTTCTCGATGTACGGGTTGTTGCGCCGCAGCGCGCGCGCGCGGCCGCGCAGGAGCTTCAGGTCCCACTCGATCTCGCGATCGGGCCCGCGGATCAGGCCGAACTGGCCGGGGCGGAGTCGCGACACCTCGGCGCCCTTGAAGCTCGGGTGGGCACCCCCCGTGCTGCTCAGCAGCTCGAGGAGCGTGTCCCAGCCGCGCTTCATCCGCTCGCCGAGAGTAAGCGCCCGGCGCCGCGCCACGCGCCGCCTCACCGGAACGCCACGCGGTGGACGCGCCCGATGCGGCCGCCGTTCTTGCGCCGCGAGATCCTCGCCTCGAGCACCGCGCGCCGCGCCTGCAGCTTCTCGAGGTCCGCATACTCCACCTGGCGCCCCGCGATCGAGAAGGCCTGCAGCGTGTGCGTGAGGATCTTCGTGATCGCGGTGTTCACGAGATCGAGTTCCTTCTCGTCCTGGCTGAGGAGATCGCCCACCGAGGCCCCGACGACGTCGGGCGTGACCGTGATCTCGCCGGCGCAGGCGGTGAAGGCCTCGCCGGCCTTCGAGGCGCGCTCGGTCCAGCGGTAGACGCCCGGCCGGAGCTTCGCGGTCTCGGTCGCCGGCAGCGTCACCGCGAACGCGGCGCCGCTCGGCGTGCCCGTGACCTCGAGGCGGTCCCGGCCCGAGAGCACGACGGTGAGCACCCAGCCGTCGTTCGCGGGGTAGTCGGCGTGGCTCCGCGTGTACTTCACCGTGGTGCCGGCTGCGAAGCTCGCGGGAAGGGCCGTCAGGTCCTGCATGGAGGCCACGCTACGGGCCCGCCGACCCCGATGCCATTGCACTAATAGTGTAATGGACTTCGCCTCCTGCGTCCTTGACTTTGGATCACGGACGACGCGCCAGCCCCGCGACGCCATGGAGGACGACGTGAAGCGATTCCCCGCCGCCGCCGGAATGCGGTTCCTGCCGATCCGCGAGTTCCGCAAGCTCGAGCCCGTCGCGACCCGCGCGGCCGAGGGCGACGAGCGCGCCCGCTACGAGGTCGCGGTCAGCTCCGAGTACGAGGTCGAACGCTACGGCTGGTTCGGCAAGTGGCGCGAGGTCCTCGACCACTCGGCCGAATCGGTGCAGCTCGAGCGCTTCACGTCGGGCCGCGCGGCCGTGCTCGAGGAGCACCGCGGCGCGCCGGTCGGTGTCATCGAGTCCGCGCGCATCGACGACGATCGGGTGCTGCGCGCCGTGATCGTGTTCTCGCGCACGCAGCGCGGCCAGGACGTCGAGCGCGACTTCGTGGATGGGATCCGCGGGAACATCTCGGTCGGCTACATCCCGAAGCGCGCGAAGCTGGTCGAGGAGGACGAGGAGAAGGGCGACCTCTGGCGCATGACCCAGTGGGAGCCCATGGAGCTTTCGAGCGTGGGTGTGCCCGCCGACCCCACCGTGGGTGTCGGCCGGGACGCGAACGGTGGCGGTGGGCCGCCGATCGAGATCGAGGCGGACGACCCGCCGAAGGAGGACCGGAACATGAAGCGTCACCTGAACGCGGGCGCCGGCGGCGGCGGCGGGACCACCACGGCCACGGCGGAGCGCGATCACCGTGCCGAGGCCAGGGAGATTCACCAGATGGCGTCGGACCACGGCTTCCTCGACCGCGTGGACGGCTGGCTCGATCGCGGTCTCACCCCGAACGAGGTCGGGCGCGAGATCCTGAACCTCAAGGCCGACCGGATCCCGAAGCGGACCCAGCCGGCCTCCGAGGTCATCGACGTGCCGGAGAAGGACCGGCGCGGCTACTCGTACGCGCGCGCCATCCTCGCGGCCTCCGAGCTGCGCGAGGGGCACGACGGCAAGGGGCTCGAGTGGGAGATGCACCGCGAGCTCGAGCGCCACTCCGCCGGAATGGCGCGCAAGGGCGGACTGCTCATCCCTGCGAGCCTGGGCCTCAAGAAGCGCGCGCTCGACACGAAGACCGGCGGCAAGGGCGCCGAACTCACCTTCGAGCAGGCCGGCGACGTCATCGAGCTGCTGCGCAACCAGACGGCAGCGATCCGCCTCGGGGCGCGGGTGATCACCGGGCTCACCGCTCCGGTCACGTTCCCGAAGCAGAGCGGTGCGATTCCCGCCAAGTGGGTCGGCGAGAATCCCCCGTCTCCGATCACCAAGGGCGACATGTCCTTCGCGCTCGCTCAGTTCGCGCCCAAGACCCTGATGGGCGCGACGTCGTTCTCGCGCCAGCTCCTGGTCGAGGGGGCCTTCGACACCGAGGAGATGGTGCGTGACGACCTGAGCGCGGTGCACTCGATCGCGGTGGACCTCGCGGTGCCCCACGGCCTGGGCGCCGCGGGCGAGCCGACCGGCATCTACAAGGCGGCCGGCGTCAGCGTGACCGCGGTCGGTGGTGCGATGTCCTACGCCAAGGTCGTCGCGATGGAAGGCCAGGTCGCCACGGCCAACGCGATGCTCGGCACGCTCGGGTGGCTCATGAACCCGACGATGTCGGCCAACCTCAAGCAGGTCCACAAGGCGACCAACACGTACTCGCCGGTGTGGGAGGGCCCGATCACCGAAGGCGTGGTCGACGGCTACCGCGCGATCGCGACGAACCAGATCTCGAAGGTCATGTCGGGCAGCGAGTTCACCGGCGGCTCGGAGATCGGCGCGATCTTCGGCAACTGGCGGGACGTCCTGATCGGCTTCTGGTTCGCGATGGAGCTGATCGTCGATCCGTACACGGCGAAGCAGAGCGGCCTGATCGAGGTCACCAGCTTCCAGATGGCGGACATCCTGATCCGCCACGGGGAGTCGTTCTCGAAGGCGACCGGCGCGACCGCATAGGCCGAGCCGGGGAATCCTGAGACGGCCCGGGGGCGCACGCAGCCCCCGGGTCGGCACGGAGAAGCGATGGAGACGCAGCGGTACCTGGTGCAAGACGGCTTCTGCCTCGGCCCACCGCACGGTGACGTCTATCGGGGACAGGAAGTCGATCTCCGGCCCCGCGAGGCGGCGCCGCACGTGGCGATCGGCCGGCTCAAGCTCAAACCGGCGGTGGGCGAGGAAGTTCCGGCGGATCGGGCGCCCCAGGGCGACCCGGCCGCCGTCGAAGACCGCGAGCCGGCCACCCGCACGCGCGGGCGGTCCCGCGCGGGCGGCGAGTAGCGCGGAGAGCCCGCGCGGCGCGAGGGAACCCGGTCCGGCGGCGGCGCCGGCCACAGCGAGGAGGATCAGGAACATGCTCCACAGACCCGGCAGCAACCGGCTGTGGTCGCCGGCCCAGGTGAGCGCCATGGCGGAGGGCACCCCGCTCCTGGTGCTCGAGTCCAAGTCCGCGGCGAACACCGCGGCAGCGACTTCGGGTGCCATCGACCTCACCGGCTATGAGGGGGTCGTCGCGATCGTGGTCAACACCGGCGCGATCACGGGCACGATGGATCCCAAGCTTCAGGACTGCGACACGTCGGGCGGCACCTACGCCGACATCGCGGGCAAGACGGCCGCGCAGGTCTCGACCGCGAACCAGACCCGCGTGATCACCGTCGACGTCCGGGAGGCCCGGCGGTTCCTGAAGTTCGTCGGCACGGTCGTCACCGGCCCCGTCCTGATCTCGGTGACGCTGTTCGGCACGAAGAAGGTCACGGGCTGACATGAGCCCGTGGGTCGGCAATGCCCTGGGGCAGGCGAGGGTGGCCACCATCGTCCTCCCCCAGGACCCGGTGGGCAGCCCGGCGTCCACCCTCGTCGTGGACATCCTCAATTCCGACGGCGTCCTGCTCTTCGCGGAGGAGTCCAACGTCCAGTCGGGAACCCTCACCGGGAAGATCCAGACCGCACATCTCCCGGGCGGGCCCTTCGTCGACGTGCCGGGCGGAGCGTTCACGCCCAAGACCGGCCTCGGAGGCCTCGAGGTCCTCAAGATCAGCCGCGACCACGTGCGCAAGTGGGTGAAGTATCTCGACACCGGCGATTCGCAGGGCGGCGTCGCGGTGCAGGTCATTCTCGTTCCACGGGTGACGGGATGATCGGGGTCGGCCTCACGGTCGGACGATGAGCAAGCTCGGGGAATCCGAGATCGAGCAGCAGCTCGCTCAGATCGGCCACCCGGCGAGCTTCACGGACTCGACCGGGGTCGTGCACGAGAGCTACGCGGCCCTCGACGAATCGGACCAGGACGTGGCCACCGCCGAGGGCGGCACGATCGCGGCCCGGGTGACCGTGGCCACGTTCAAGACCGGCGTGTTCCCGGGCCTCGAGGCCGGCGACACCCTCACGATCGACGGCACCGACTACCGGGTCACCCAGGTGCGCCTGCAGGAGCGCGACGGCGCGCTCACGGACGCCTGGTGCGCTCGGAAGACGTAGGAGCGAACCGGTGCCCGCGGACGCGAAGGAGAACCTGATCCTGACGTCGCTGATGGCGCTCTTCGCCCCCATCATCGCCGGCGCCACCTACCTGACCTCGCCGCTGATCACCGAGGGCCCGCTGCCCGACCCGGTCCCCAGCGTGGACCCGGCGCCGCGGGTGTACGTGAGCCACGTGACCACGGAGACCGCCACGCCTCCACGGTCGGGCAACCACCACCGCTGGACCTCGCGGTACGTCGCCTGGGTCTGCGCCAAGGACCAGCGGACCGTGAACAAGGTCCGGAAGGACCTGCTCACCGCGCTCCTGAACGGCGAGGCCACGATCATCGCGGCCTACAAGGAAGCGGCCTATCCGGTGGACTCCGATCAGCTCCAGGGCGGTGTGCGCGCGGGCGTCTACCTGTCGCCCCAGGTGATCGAGATCCAGTACGAGACGGACCACAACCTCGAGTAGCGGAGGGAAACCATGTCGGGCCTCGGGCACCTGAGCTATATCCAGACTGGGCCGAAGGAGACCACCTACGGCACCCCTGTCGCGCCCACGAAGAAGATCGAAATCGAGAAGTGGGACTTCGAGCCGCAGATCGGCGAGATCCCGGACTCGAGCCTCTACGGCGGACAGTCGCGCCGCGCGATCCACCAGGGGCTCATCTTCTACCAGGGCTCGTTCATCACCCGCGCCAACTACGAGGGCCACCTCGAGTTCTTCCGCGCGGCGCTGGGTACCTACTCGAACAGCCTGGTCGAGACCGGTGTGCGCGACCACGTGTTCCTCTCGGACGGTGCCGGCAGCGCCAAGCTGAACAGCTACTCGCCCGAGGTGGTCGCCGGCGACATCCCGGTCGGCAAGTGCTTCCGCGCGCTCGGCCTGAAGCACGCGGGGCTCACGATCCGCGTCACGGCCGGGCAGGGCGACGACGCCATGGTGAAGTTCGAGTGGCCGACCATCGGCAGGGATTACGAGTCCGACCTGACCCCCACCGGATCGCTCGTGTTCCCCTCGGTGCTGCCGGTGCGCTATCACGACACCAAGAACGCCGGCGGCGTGGTGGACGACGGTACGGGCGACACTGCCGCGAACGTGCGCATCCGTTCGGCCGAGATCGTCCTCGCCGCGCCGCACACCGGGGAGGAGCGCGCCTACCTCGGCAGCCAGCTCATCGACGAGCCGCTCCGCAGCGACTTCCTGGACGTCACCTGGAAGCTCACCCAGGAGTTCAAGACCAAGACCCAGTTCGAAGCCGCCAAGGCCTTCACCACGGGCTCGCCGCGCCTCGTGTTCCAGGACCCGACCACGATCGGGGTCAGCTCGAAGCGCGAGTTCGAGGTCCGCTCGGGCAGCGCGAAGCTGGTCGGGTGGTCGGCGCCGGTCGAGGGCTACGGAATCATCATCTCGACCGCCACGTGGCGCGCGTTCTATGACCCCACCGACCTCTGCGCGCTCTACTGCCGATTCCGCAACACGGAGTCGGCGCTCACGTAATGGCGCGCGCCGAGCTGGTCATCAAGCTGCGGGTGCTGGCGGTAGCCGGCACCGGGGAGTGCTCGGTCTGCGGGACCCTCGTCTCGTGGAAGGACACTGGGCCCCTCGAGGAGCTGGACGAGCGGGTGCGCGCGAAGCGCTGCCCCACCTGCAAAGGCTCGCTCCAGCTCCACGAGGGCATGTCGCTCGAACTCGAGACGGCCGCCGGCGGGCGCGTCACGAGGGAGGTCATCGCGATCGAGTAGGAACGCAGAACGGTCAGCGGCGTAGGGCCGGTTGCCCGCAAGGGCCGGGTGGCGTGACACCCCGACCGGACCGGCCCGAAACCGCCCTCACGCGGAGGTACACCATGGAAGGCAAGGCAACTAGCGCGGCGGACGTGCAGGTGCCCGAGATGACCCGCATCGTGGAGCTGACGCACCTGAAAACCCGCGACGGCAAGCCCGTGCGCGTGCGCTGCGAAAAGGTGGAGGAGGCCGCCGAGATCCTGCAGCGGCTGCCCGGGGACACGCTGGAGCGCGCCCGCGCGCGCGTCGCCCGGCGCAGGGCCGCGGCCGCGGGCCAGCCCGCGTCCGCACCCACGGAGACCGAGGTCCGCGACGGCGCCCGGTTTCTGAAGGAGATCGCGCCCCGGCTCATCGAGCTGGGCACCGTGCTCGACGACGGCCAGGGTGGTGAGGTCCGCCCCGCGTTCTGGTTCGATCCCGCCACCCCGCGCCACGCACTCTCACTCCCCGGCCGCGCCCTCCGCATCGACGACAAGGCCCTGATCACCACCACCGTTATCGCGCTGAGCGGCTTCGGCAAGGAGGACGACGCCGACGCCGGCGCCGGCGCCGGGTTTCATGCTGGAGACGGAGACGGCGGGGAGGGTCGCGTGGGAGCTGTGGCGCCTGGCGCGAGCGAGCGGCCGGACGCCGTGGGAAACCATGCATGACCCGCGCCTCGCGTACAACGTGACCGTGATGCGTGCCCACGACGAGTACCGGCGCTGGCTGCAGGCCCTGCGCTCACAGCCTCCCGGCGATGCCCTGGGGGCCCTACTGGCCGGCATTCACGAGAACGCCTGATCCATGGCCACCGACACCGTCGAGTTCATCCTCCGGGCCCGGGACGAGGCCACGGCGACGATCGCCAGGACGCGGCAGGGGATCACCGGCCTCACGGGAGCGGTCGGCAACCTTGCCGCCAAGGCCGGGCTGATCGGGGCGGGCGTGGCGGGAATCACGGCGATCGGTGGGGCGGTGGTCGCCAGCGCCAAGCAGATGGCCGACGCCGTCGAGCAGCTCGACCGGCTGTCCGCGCGGAGCGGAGTCGGCATCGAGACGCTTCAGATCTGGCAACGCGTCCTCGAAGACGCCGGCGGTTCCAGCGAAGCGCTCACCTCGGCGCTCACCTTCCTCAATCGCACGATCGCGAGCAACGATCCGCTGTTGAAGCAGCTGCACGTCACCACGCGCGACACGGAACAGGCGTTCACCCAGATCGTGCAGGTCCTGGCTTCCACCGCGGACGTGGCGAAGAGAACCGAGATCGCCTACCGGCTGCTCGGAAGGGGGTCGGCCGACCTGCTGGGCAACATCGAGGACCTCGCGACGAAGAGCCGTGAAACGGGCGAGGAACTGCGCGCCACGGGCGCGATCATCACCGAAGAGATGGCCCCGGCCGCCCGCGAGCTGGACGAGCAACTCGACAAGCTCGGACGGAACTGGAAGGGGATCGCCACGTCCTTCCAGGCGTTGGCGGTCCCCATCTCAGCGGCCGTGGTGGGCACGCTCAACGCGATCCTCGAGGCGGCACGGGCTACCGGCGAGATCTTGCGCACGCAGTTGGTGGACCCGCTCGAGGACCTGTCAAAGGTCAAGGCCGAGCGCGGGATAGCCGCGCCGACGAACGTCGTCGATCCCACCCACATGACCACCTTCCAGAAGAAGGGCGACGAGGTCCTCGCAAACATCGCCGACTCGCGGTTCGAAATCACCGTCACTGCACCTCGAATCACGGACCCGATCGAGCGCATGCTCGGGCTTGACCTCACCGCCGAGCAGATCGCGAAGATCAACGCCGAGGTCGATCGGTTGATGAAGGGCGCTCCGAAGGCCGTGCGCGAACTGGAGAAGTCCTTCTCCGACCTGCTCGTGATCGAAGGCCAGGTGGTCGAGGCGACCGCTCAGGTGAGCGAGGGCCAGGACGTTCTCGCGGTCACGTCGGCGGAGACGAACGCCCAGATGGAGGGCATCGTAGCCACCATGGCGCAGGTGCCGGAGAAGTTGGACGCCGCCACGAAGTCGATGGTGGAGGCGCAGAGCGTCCTGAACAACTGGCTGCTGATCGCCGATGAGGTCACATCGCGCGTCGGCGTTCTCAATGCCAGCATGGAAGCGCTGTGGAACGGGCTTCAAATCAGCGCCGGTAGGGCCTTCAGTCAGCTGACCGCGCGCTGGAAATATTCCGCGAACCTCATCAACAACGTCACCCACACGCTCGTGGACGAGATGCTGGCTGAGCTCGCCAGGCTCGCGGCGGCCAAGGTGTTCGGGTTCTTCCTGAGCCTGATCCTTCCTGGCGCCGGGGCCGGGATCAGCATCGCGGCCGAAGTTGGTGGTGCCGGCGCCCGAGCCGGGCGGCCGCGCGGGGAAGGAACGACGATCAACACCTTCAACATCAGCACGCTGGGGGTGCGCAGCCTCGTCATGGAGCTGTCGAGCCCGTCCGGCGAGCTGCGCCGCGCGCAGGACCGCGTCAACCTGGTCTCCGAGTACTAACGTGGCCACCTCGTATCGTGCGGTACTGACCAACTGGGTCGAGGGTACGGCCACGGTGCTCAAGAACGGCACCGGCGGTGGGGCACCGGCTCGCGACGAAGTCTCGCCCTACGTCATGGAAAACGCCATGAAGCTCGACCGCCTGATCCTGTGGCGACAGTCGAGCGGTGACCCGCTCCCTGTGGACTTCGACCTGGGCGCCAACCGCACCATCGGCGTCGCGGCCCTGCTCGGGCACCGGCCCGTGGGTTCGACCGGCCTTGGGATCTCCTCCTGCGTGGTGAAGTACGCGACGGCGGCCACTGGGTACCCGCCCGGCGGCGGGGGCTCGTGGACGAACATCGCGACCCTCTCGCCGTTCTCGGCCCGCGATTCCGGCGTGATCTTCGCGGGGGGCACCGTCTCCGCCCGCTACTGGAGGTTCGATCTCGACGGGGTGTTCGACGCATTCACGCTCAGCCGCTTCCTCCTCGGCACGGTGGACCTCGACCTCGGCAGCCTGGGCTCGCCCGGGGTGACCGAGCTGCCGCATTCGCCGGTGATCGAATCGCGGACCGGGGGTCGCAATCCCGTCCTCAGCTACCCGGGCGACGATCGGACCCTGACCAGCATCCGTTTTCGCGCTGTGAGGGGCACCATTCGTTCCAAGCTCGAGCAGCTGCGTTCTCGCAAGAAGGCGTTCGCCTGGATCGACAAGAACGACGCCTTCAGCGAGCAGGTGGTCCCGCGTGCCGAGATCCGTGTGACGCGCGTGTGGGAGGAGGACGTGGAGACCACCTACGACCTCGAGATCGACCTGGAGCAACTCGCCTAATGGCCAGCCCGGCCACCGCGGCATTCTTGGCGGCGTGGCGTTCGAGCGCGAGGCGGCCCGTCACGCTGGTCAAGGTCGAGCTGACGTCGCCCAGCGCGCGCACGCTCTATCTCGCGACCGCGGAAGTGGCGACCCCCGACGGCCAGGTCTGGGAATCGGGCATCTCCGAGGTCGACATCCACGACAAGGCGTCGTTCCTCACGAACGCCGTGGTGCTCAGCTCGGCAAACTTCTCGATCGTCAACCGGCAGCTCTCCTACCAGTCCGGGACGAATCGCACCATTGCCGAGGTCTTCACCGACTACAAGTGGAAGGGCGCGACGGTCACGATCTACTTCTGGGAGCGGAATTCCCCGGATGTCCTGCAACGATTCAAGGGCCGGGTCCTCGACTACCAGCTCACCGCCAAGGGCGCGCAGGTGGACCTGCTGCAGCGACGCGACTTCAACAAAGAGATGGTCGGCAAGCGCGTCACGCGGGACGCCAACCCGCGCGCCCCCGAGCAGGGCCTCGGCCAGATCATCCCGATCCTCTACGGCTCCATGCCGGCGGCGCCGGCGCGCCACCCGTTTCCCGCGGCCTACGGAACCGTCGAACACCGCCTGGAACGCATCCGGGGCGCGTCGCGCCTGACCCGCGCCGTGCTCGTAGATGTCGGTGCCGGGCCCACCAGTAAGACCCGCGTGCTCTTCGCCCCGCACGCGTGCAAGACCTTCTCGGACACCACCAAGGGCTGCGCCGTCTGGATGGACGTGGACGGCAACCTCGCCTTCATCGACGTCGCCGGCGGCGACATCTTCAACAACGCGACGGACGGCTGCGGGTTCGATATCGGCAGCGTGAGCGGCGGCACCGATCCCTTCAACATCGCGCACCTGGCGATCGTGCCGGTGCAGATCGAACTCGCTGCCTCAGAGAACGCGGACAACCCGCGCTACGTGCTGGATCCGTGGAACGAGAACAGCTTTGCCAAGCTCGACTACAACGCCTCGAAGCGGAAGCTGACCGCCCGTCTGCCCTCGCTGGGCACCCCGGGGGACCTGGTGAGCGTTCGGGCGATCGCGCTCTACTACACGCCGACGGGACCGGCCACCACCAACCTGGTCCTCCGCCTGCGCAACACCGTGGTCGCCTCGCAGACCGACACCACCATGGCGCTCGCGACCGGTGGTCTCACCTACGTCGAATCCTCGGCCATCACGGCGGGCTGGGGCGGCGGGTCAGGTATGCCGGGGCAACCCTGGGCTTTCGGGGACTGCGTCCTCGAGGTGCTCTTCACGTCAGCGCCGGCCAGCAACGTGCAGGTGGAGCTGTACAAGCTCGGGCTCTCGGTCCGGTTGCGTCCGAACCGAGCACTGCTCGGGCAGACCCCGCCCCGGTTCATCCCGGGGCCAATCCTGCGCCACCCCAGGGATCGTGGACGTGGTGACCCGCCCGGGCGAATCCGCGGCCCCGGCACCACCCTGCCCGTCATCGCACAGTTCGCCGCGGTGGACTCGCCGGTCTACGCCAACCTCGAGGGCCACTACGATGACGACTCGGGCACGATCACGGACGTCGCATCCGCTCTCATCCAACGGGCGCCGGACATGGCGACGCACGCACTGGTGACGTACGGGCTCGAGGACCTCGCGAAGATCGAGCGCGGCACCTCGACCTTCGGGTCGTTCAAGGACGCCCGCGCCAAGCTCAAGACGTGGCGGGGCACCGACATGGTCCACGCGGTCTCGCTGGCCGATGCCGACGTGGACCTCATCCGCTTCCTCGAGATGCTGTCGCAGGACTCGCTCTGCTGGTTCCGGATCAGCCCGTTCAACGACAAGTGGCATTGCCTGGTCTGGGAGGACGGCGCGCCGGTCGACTACGACCTCGTCTTCGGCAAGGACCAGATCGCCGAGCCCGGGCCCGAGCTGGGCCGCACCCCCGAGACCATGATCGCGACCGCGGTGAAGGTGCCCTACGGGTTCGACCACCGGAGCGGCTCGCCCTCCCACGAGACCTTCGCGGCTCCCGGTCGCAGCTCGAGCGGCCACCTCTACCGCAACCTGCGCGACCAGCAGATGGAGGTAATCAGCAGCGGGTCCGGCCAGAACAACAAGCTGGACGTCAACCGCAACGGCCTCGGGGATTTCACGGCGACCCTCACCGCCGGCACCTACACGCCGGCCACCCTGCGCACCGAGGTCCAGGCCGCGCTCGAGGCCGGAGACTCCACGCCCCGCTGGGTCGTGTGCTGGGGCGGCCTGGTCGTGACCGGGGCGAACGACAAGTTCACGTTCTCCACGGACGTCTTCGCACCGGAAGAGTTCACGGTCACACTCGACCCGGGCACCTACACCATGGACGAGCTGGCCGCCCACCTCCAGACCAAGATGAACGCCGCGTCCACGGGGTTCACCGTGACCTACAGCCGGACGACGCGGCTCTTCACGATCAGCCGATCGGGAGGGAACTTCAATTACAACCCGAACGGCGGAACCGACGCCGAGCTGTGGACTGCCGGGATCCTCTTCGGGTTGGCGAACGACAATAGCGGCACGGTGAGCACCCTCGCGGCCGTGTCGCCCCGCGAGGAGGAGTTATTCGCGATCGGCGTTTCGATGGTCGAATCACACGCCTTCAACCTCGAGTGGGAGACCGGCCCGAACGGCATGAACGCCGGCCTCAAGAACTGCGCCAGCCTCCTCGGCTTCGACACCCTGGCCGACATGAACTACGTGGCGAACCTCACGGGCTCGTTCTCCGCCCACAGCCCGAAGCGCGACCGGGAGAATCTGCTCACCACCGCCCGCGACCAGCATGGCGGCAAGCGCGAGGTGGGCGTTGAGGGCCGCACGATCTACGACAGCCCGACCGCCCGCGAGGTGCGCGACCGCCTGATCGACCTCGCGGCTGTAGATCGGCCGCCGGTCAGGTTCAAGACCGAATGGGCGCCCGATCTCGAGGTGGGGCGCGTCATCGAGTTTCATGAGAGCGCGGACGACCTGGTGAGGTTTGGCGTCGAAGGCAGCAACGGCTCCTGGGCGGGCGATGGCAAGCGCTGGCTGGTGCTCGAGGTCCACCAGCAGGGCGGCGGAGCCTCGTACCTGGCCGACGTCGTGGGAGTGCAGATCGGGTGAGCCGCTGATGCCGGTCGCTCTCGATGTGCGGGTCGAGGCTGCAGGCGTTCTACTCGCGCTCCGAAACGGGCAGCGCCGCGCCTCGTACGCCGTGGTGAACTCGGTCAACGCCACGATCAAGCTGGTGCAGCCGGCGGTGCGTGGCCGGGTAACGTCGCGCCTGACCGTGCGCAAGAGCGAGTTCATCAAGCGCGAGGCGGGTGTCATCCGCGGCGCCGGCGGCGGCAGCGGCTTCGCCAGCGTCGCGCAGAGCCGCTTTCAGGCTCGCATCCAGATCGGGGAGAAGGATCGCCTGCTGCTCGGGAAGCTCGAAACGGGCGGGACCCGCCCCTCCTTCGGCGGCGGCCGGCGGGTGGCCGTGCCGCGCACGGGCGGGCCCGCGCGGCCCAGCTTCGCGTCGCCCGTGCCGGCTTCTCTTCGGGTCCAGGCGCTGCGGCTCATCAAGGTCCGCCGCGGCCAGGTGCAGAAGACCAGGAAGGGCCGCTCGAAGCGCGAACGCCGTGACGTGGCCTTCAAGGCCCAGGTGACGAGCACGGGCAAGGTGCAGATCAAGGGTCGGCAACGGACCTTCATCCTCGAGCGCACGTCCCGCGCGCCCGAGGGCGGGATCTTCCAGCGCGTCGGGCCGAAGCGGGACGACATCCGGCTCATCTACCCCTTCGTAGCGGGCCCCAGGCTGAAGAAGATGCTGGAGTGGATTCAGACCGCGCACCGCACCGCGCTGCGCGAGTTCAGGCCCATCCTGCGCGGCAACGTCCGGAAGGAGCTGGGCCGCGCCCTGCGCGTGAATCTCGGAGGCTGATCGGTTATCGTGCCGGTGCTGGACTCGCGCATGGAGGCGCGGAGGGCCGTCATGCAGTGCTCACCGATGACACGATCATCGACGAGATCCTCGCGCGCGAAGGCGGCTACGTGGACAACCCCGCCGACCGGGGCGGGCCCACGAAGTTCGGCATCCGCCTCGCCACCCTCGCTGCCTGGCGCGACGCCCAGGTCACGGCCGAGGACGTAGAGCAGCTCAGCCAGGCCGAAGCCCGCCTCATCCTGCGGCGCTGGTACCTGATCGGGCCCGGGTTCGGGCGCATCCAATCCCCCGTCCTGCGCGGCGTCCTCGTGGACTGCTGCGTCCTCCACGGCGAGGGGAACGCGGTCCGCATGCTGCAGCGCGCCATGGGCGTTCGCGCGGACGCCCTGCTCGGGCCGCTCACCGAAGAGCGCGCCAACGCCGTCGACGGTCGCCGACTCGCGCTCCTCGTCGAGATCGACCGCCTCAAGTTCATCGGCCGCATCGTCACCCACAACCTGACCGACGCCGACAAGGACGGCATCCCCGACAACACGGAGATGGCGTCGGGCTGGGTGAACCGGGTGGCCGGGCAGATGGAGGGCCTTGTGTGACGAGCTCGCGAAAGCGTGACCGTCTCAGCAGGATCCAGGCCATGCTCAACATCGCGATCGCCATCTGCACTCTAGTGGCCTGCGTTGCCGCGGTCGGCAAGTTCGCCCGCAACCAGGCCGGGCAGTTTGTCGGCGCCGCGGTCCACGACTCGCTGTCCGTGCACGTCGAAACCCACCACCGGCGCGGCGCCCGTGCTCGCTGAATGGATCGGGCAGCACCGGGACGTGCTGGTCATGCTCGGGCTCTTCACAGCGTTCGTCTGGTCCACGATCCGGGCCCTGAACCTGCACATCCATCACGTGGTGAGGCGCACGGCCAACGGTGCGGGGGCCTACAAGATGGCGCGCCGGATGGGTGCCGGGCGCAAGCGTCGGAGACGTAGATGAATCTCGCACAGGCCGCTGCGATCGTGGTGATCGTGGGCGCGATGCTGGCGTACAGCGGGCTCGCGCTGTGGAGCTGGCGCACCCCAAATGGTCCGACATGGCGCTTCTTCTGCTGGGTGTCCAGCCTCGAGGCGATCCGCTGCGCCGCCTGGCTGGTGCGCGCGTGGCAGACGTGGCCGAGCTACGGCAGCCCCGACGTGGTGCTGGTGTCCATCATGCTCACCCAGGCTGCGGCCGCCTACTTCACCTGCCGCCTGGCGTTCTCCTTCCGGCAGGCCTTGTACGAGGGCCGCTACGGGGGCAAGCGTGAGAGCTGAGCCGCGGCGCTGGCGGACCCGCTTCGGGCGCTGGGTGCGGCGGGTGGGCGTCCAGCGGATCACGATGGAGCTGTCGCGCGCCGGGGAACCGATCACGCCAGGCGCCGTGTACCAGTGGGTCAGCGGTCAGCGCGCGCCGCGTGCCGGCCGCGCGATCGCGATGGTTCGGATGAGCTCGGGAGCCATCGTTCTTGGTGACATCTACAGGCACGCCGTGACTATTCGGAAGCCATGGCATCCCGAACCAGGGCCCTAGGGTATCTTCTGTTGCGATAACGTGCCCCCGGTGAAGTCGAGGCGGATCGATTGTGTCTCCGCGGGCACACCGGTGAGCGGGTAGGCGCGACTGGAATACGCGGGAAGCGAACCGAGCACGTATTTCTTCGCCTCGATCCGACGTCCCTGCGCATCGAAGAACCGGGCCGTCACGTTCATTCCAGCCAGATCGCTCCCACCGCCATTGCTCACCGTTGCCCTCGAGTTCTCTCCGGCGAATACTGCCTTGTAGGTGATATTTCGTTCTAAGTACTCGGTGGGTGCGGCCATGGGAGGGAGCGTAGAAAGCGTGCTACGGGTGGGTGCGACACGCACCCTCGGGCGTTCAGAAGTGGCAGGGGAGGGCGACTTCTCAGCAAGTCCTGAACCGGCACCGAACATCGCCACAACGAAGCTCCAAAAGAAGAAGGTGGCCACCACGGCGATGAAGACAAGCACGAGCATGGCAGGGATCGCCGCCAGCGCCCACTTAATCATGAACACGACCATCGAAAGAAAGGGCATCTTGACGTCGCGAACTACAACCTCTTGATCGGGTCCCGTCTTGTCGAAGTCCACCATGGCTGAGACACTCCCGTCTTTTTCCGGTTGACCGCCGCGCCGAACCGGTGCTAAATAGCGCGTGTGCTGAACACGCCCCTGACCGTGATGCGGAAGGCCGCCCCCGGCTCCCTCACGGCGGCGAAGGTGGCGGCGTTCATGGCGAAGCGCGGGTTCGCGCGCAGCGTGGCCACCATCAGCGACTTCGAGCGCGGGAAGTACCTGGAGCCCCCCGAGCGGTTCATCGAGCTGTACTCCCAGGCGATTGGCCAGCCGGTGGCCAGAGTGCGGGCCGCCCTGCGGAGGACGCAGAAGATGCGTCAGGAGAAGCAGGGTCCCTTCAAGGCCCGAGCATAGCACCAGAAGCGCCCCGGCGTCAGCCGTAAAAAAACGGTTGACTCTGCAGAGCCCCCCGCCGATACTGGGCCCAGCGCTTCAGAGTGATGAGCGCCGCCGAGGCGGTACGGATGCCGACCCAGCCCCCGCTTGGTCGATCCCATCGCAATCGTAACCCTGAGGGCACTGGCAGCGCGCTGGCTGGATCTGTACGTGGCCACCATGCGCACCCCGCGAAACGTCATGATCGCCACCCAGCGCGTGCGCGACTACCTCGAGCCCTTCTTCGGGGCCCGCATGGTGGGCACGATCCGGCCCGATGACCTGCGCAGCTACCGGCTGTGGCTCGAATCCCGCTCGCTCGCCCCGCGCACCGTGCGCCACGTGCTCTCCGATGTGCGCTGCCTCATGCACTGGGCGGTGGCCGCGGGGGTGCTAGCGCGCTCGCCCTTCCCGGCCCGCCTCATGCCGCGGATCGAAGAGACCTTCCCTGACCGGCTGAGCGACGAGGAGGTCGAGGCGGTCCTAGAGATCGGCGAGCCGCAGGCCTTCATCATCCGCCTCGGCCTGGCCACCGGGCTGCGCTGGGGCGAGCTGTGCCGGGCCTGCGCCGAGCACGTGCGGGGCACGGTCCTGGAGGTGGCCCATACGAAGTCGCGCCGGGTGCGGCGGGTGCCGCTATCCCCTGAAATCCTCGGCGAGATCCGGCAGCGCCGAGGGTCGCTCGTGCCCTACCGGGAGGGGTCGGCCGGGAGCTTCAACAAGCTGGTACGACGGCGCTCCGGGGTGCCCGGGTTCCACGTCCACCAGCTCCGCCACAATTTTGCTTGCAACTGGATCGCGGCCGGCGGTAGCTTGCCGTCGCTGCAGCAGGTGCTCGGTCACGCGTCGGTCACCACGACGCAGCATTACGCGAGGCTCAGCGACGACGAAGTTCGCCGCGAAGCCGAGCAGGTCTTCAAACGAAGGGTGCACTGACCCCTCGCTCGACCCGCAGCCCGATCCTGAAAAGGATCGGGCCTCGAGAACCGAAGTCCTCGAGGCCCAGTGGTAGCGGGGGCTGGATTTGAACCAGCGACCTTCGGGTTATGAGCCCGAAGGTCAGGAGCCCGAAGGTCAGATGCATCCCGCAGGGAGGCGCGGATGCATCCTCACCGCTCGCACGGCAGAGCGCTGCTCGCGTTCCACCGGGCCCACGGCCTCAGCGCTGCGGCGCCCCACTCCGAGCCCCGGCTCTTCCCCGATCCGCCCGCGCGCGGAGCCCGCCGCACGGGCCCGCCCACCACCCAGCCCGCGGTCGTGCCCGGGCGCCGCCCCTGCCCCCACCGCTTCGGCGAGTGCGACGGCGAGAATCGGCACGGCGACGACTACTGTCCGTGCGACTGCGCCCCGTGCGTCGCCGCGGTCCAGCGCCTCCGGGCGCGCCAGGTGGGGCTGTGAGCGCGCCCTCCCCAGGTGCCGCCCCGGCGGTAAGCCGCGGCATGTCGCGCGCATTCAAGGCCCGCAGCCGCGCCTGCCCGATCTGCGGACGCAAGACGATCCAGCCCCGGAAGCGCAATTACTGGGAACCGGGCGGTCACGTCTGTAGATGGCGAGGTCTGCACCCTGCAACGGAGAAGGCCACCTCACCGCAGGTGGCGTCGTGAAGGCCACCGACCTCCCGACATTCCTCTCGGCCGCCGAGTCCGCCCTGCGGGCTTCCGACGCTGCGCTGACCGACGCCATCCAGTCGTGCCCGTGCTCCCCGCGGGAGCGGGACAGCGGCCACCTCGTTGACTGCTACGTCCCGCGAATCCTCGAGACGCGGGATCTAGTCCGCGCAGCTTTGGCCAAACGGACTCCGGTCGTGCCCCATCCGGCTACTTCCCCAGGCGATCCGGTCGAGGATCGCGATTACTACCGGGACGGGCGGGACGGCCGATGAAGCCCCTCGTGCTGGTCCTCGCCGCGGCGCTCCTGGCGCCGGGACACGGGGACTTCCCCCGGGTCGGCATGTACTCGGCGATGCGGGGGAACGGCTGGCCGCTGCTCCGCGCGGACGGGTCGATCGACTCCGCGGCCTGCCGCGAGCAGGCCCGCTTCGACCACGTGATCCTCGACGCGCCGCCACCCAAGCTCCGGCCCGACATCCTCCGCACGCTGCGGCACTACAACCCGCGGATCAAGCTCTATGCCTACGTCATGGGCGCGATCTACTGGCGGAACCCGCGCCCCGCCCTGGGCGACACCACGACCGACTTCCCGTGGCGCTACTGGGCCCGGGTGCGCGACACCGACGGGATCCTCTGGTGCCGGGGGAACCGGCCCTGCCACTGGATGAACGTGAACGTGGCGAAGGCGCCCACGATGCAGGCCCTCGCGGACCTGATCCTCACGGACGTCGTGTGGCCCGGGCTCTGGGACGGTCTCTTCCTCGACGTGAGCCCGGCCCGGCTCTACGCGGTCACGCTCAGCGAGGAAGACACGATCGACGTCGCGCGCCTCGGCTTCGCGAGCGAGGTGGCGTTCCACGCCACATGGGAGGCAAGCCACCGCGCGTTCACGGCGCGACTGCGGGCCGGGAGTCCTCCCGGCTTCCCGATCATGGCGAACTGGGGCGAGGCGCGGGAGCTGGACCTCCACAACGGCTGGATGATCGAGAACTTCCCGTTCCAGAACCACGGGCCCCAGGACGACCCGTGGACCGGGAACATGCTCTACAACCAGTGGCGCCAGCCCGGCTACCTGGTGCGCGACACGGCCTGCGTGCGGCCCACGCTCAACTGGATCGTGAGCAACCCGGGCTACGACTCGCTCTCGGCCGAGACGCTGCGCAGGCACCGCTACGGGCTCGCCTCGGTCACGCTCGGCAACGGTGCCCACTCGTGGTGCCGGTGCGAATCCGAGCCGCGCCGGCGCTTCTGGTGGTTCCCCGAGTACGCGGTGAACCAGTACGGCAAGGCGAGCACCAACGGCTACTGGAAGGGCTGGCTGGGGGCGCCGCTCGGGCCCGCGCGCCGGCTCGCGAGCGGGGTGTGGCGCCGCGACTTCAAGCGCGGCCTCGTGCTGGTCAACCCCACGAACGCATTCGCAACGGTCACCCCGGGCGGGGCCTTCCGGCGCATCCGCGCCTCCCTGCCCGGCTACGACGGCCGCCGCGACACGGCATTCACGCTGCCGCCGCGGGACGGGCTGTTCCTGCTGAGGGCGAAGTGAAGGCGCCGGGGCGGCGGCAGCTCGTGCCGCGGTCTATGGGGGACGCGAAGCGGGTGACGGGGACCGGGAGCCCCCGTCCGCCGCGCTCCGGTGCCAGGGACGAAAGGAGCTGAGGATGCAGACGCTGCAGGCGGTCGCCGTAGCGGACATCCAGGTGTCGAAGTCGAATCCACGGAAGGCCTTCAACCCCGAGCGCATGAAGGAACTGACCGCGAGCATCCTGGAGAAGGGCGTGCTCGAACCCGTGATCGTGCGGCCGATCTCGGGCAACCTGTTCGAGCTGGTGTGCGGGCACCGCCGGCTCGCCGCGGCGAAGAATGCCGGGCTCACGGAGATCCCGGCGGTCGTGCGGTCGCTCTCCGACGAGGACGCGCTCGAGTTCCAGCTGATCGAGAACCTGCAGCGCGAGGACCTCCACCCGCTCGAGGAGGCCGCGGGCTACCAGCAGCTCATCGCCCGCGCGAAGTACGACGTCGCGAAGATCGCGGCGAAGATCGGGCGCTCCGCCAAGTACGTGTACGACCGGGTGAAGCTGCTGCAGCTCACGCCGGAGGCGAAGCAGGCATTCCTCGAGGACCGCATCCAGGCCGGCCACGCGATCCTGCTCGCGCGCCTCAAGCCCGAAGACCAGAAGCGCGCGATGGACGACGAGAAGGGCGGCGTGTTCGAGCACGAGGGCACGCTATGGAACCCCGACGAAGGCGGCCGCTACGCCGGGCGGAACGGCCACGAGGACCTCAAGGCCCGCACCGTGCGCGAGCTGCAGGG